GCTGCTTGGTCTTCTGGGTACAGACAAAGTCCATCCGAAGCTTGCCTTCCAGTATTCAGGAATGTTCCCGGATCCCGAATCCGCTTACAAGATGTCCGAAGAGTATTTGGAAGAGGAAGAATCAAGGGCGATGTCCGAACTGGACGAAGAGACTCGTACGCATGCCGATGAGGAAGAGGATGCCGAAGAGGTGACGGTCGTTGAGTGATCCGTATCAGTACATGGATGACATGCTGGCCCCCGTTCGGAGAGGCATGGTAAAAGGCTTCGGAGACATTAGGTCGGGAAGCTATAAAAGCAGCGAGGGTAAGATCCTCCGGCTGGTCAGAAAGATCTACAACGAGATCAAAGAGAGAGCCGACAGGATGCTCCTGAAGGTCGTCCGCCATTACTACAAGAAAGCGGGCGGCAAAAAGAAAAAGTACGATGATGACTGGCTGCTCGATTTCCTCCTTGAGTTCGATCCCATTACGGGGTATCAGTATGACCCCGAATGGGACCGGAAGATGTACAGGACATTCGAGGAGACCGTAGCATCCAGGAACATAAACAGAACGCCTGAAAAGAGCCTCAAGACGGCGATGGGACTGCTGAACAAGCAGATCACCCAGAAGGCCATCGAGGCTGCCGATCAGGGCACGATAGACGGATACAAGGAGAATGGCTACAAATATATCCGGTGGAACGCCATTCTCGATGAGAGGACATGTGCTGACTGCGAGGAGAGAAACGGAAAGATATTCCGTATCGACAATATCCCCGAAAAGCACTATTACTGTCGGTGCTGGTTCACGCCGGTGAAGGACCCGAAGAATGAAGATAACAAAAGAAATGATCGAGGTGATTGAGGCGGCTCTGAAAAGAGGCAACTCAGTCGAACTCAAGAAAGAACAAGGACGGCTCGTGATCGTTGAGATCGCGAGAAAGCTTAGAATCAAATCAAATACGTTGTAGGCCTGTGACCGGGCAGGCTGGATGCCAACTGGGGCGCGAAGATATTTTCTTCGCGTCCTTTTCTATATGCGGTGTTCACCGGGATGGTGACGGTGTGGCCTTTTCGTCCTTTCTCCGCATCGGTTCGATTCCGATGGCACCACCTTCAGTCAGGGAAGACTATAATCGCACCTTATGGTCAGGGAAGACCTTAATCGCACACTACAAGTCAGGGAAGACTATAACCGCAAAGGAGGCCGTAAAAATGGCAAAGATCGATGTAACCAGTATTGAAGGCTACGAAAACATGACCGCAGACCAGAAGGTAGAGGCTCTGCTGAATCTCGACTACGATGACGGATCTTCCGAGATCGACCGCCTGAAGGACATGATCTCTCAGAAGAACTCCGAAGTAGCGCAATGGAAAAAGAAGCATAATGCGCTTCTGTCTGATGAGGACAGAAAACGCACGGAAAATGATGAAGCCATGCAGGCGTTAAAGGATGAACTGGAGACGCTGCGCAAAGAAAAGGCCGTTTCCGGTTTTACCGCAAAACTGCTGGAAAACGGGTTCTCTCCCGATGGCGCTTCCAAAGGAGCAGACGCGCTGGTCAATGGTGATTTTGATGCCTTTTTCGGTCAACTAAGTACATATAAGGCAGATCTTGAGAAATCAATCAAAGCAGATCTGATCCGTCAGAATCCAGCCCCTGGTGGATCCGGCGGAACGAATGCAGCCGTGACAAAGGAGTCGCTCGGAAAGATGAGTATGGCGGAACGCATGAAGTTCGCCTCCGAGCATCCTGATGAGTACATGGAGGCATACAAAAACTAATCACAGGAGGTTTTACCACTATGGCAGATCCTAAAAACACTTTATATCAGAATTTTGTCCTGGAGAACGAGATCGAACAGCTCGTTGCTTCCAAGCTGGACCTTCAGCAGTTCGTAACTGTTGACAACGCTCTTGTCGGCACCCCCGGCATGCAGATCAAGGTAAACGTTTACAACGCTACCGATGCTACCGAGAATCTGGCAATCGGCGAAGGAAACACCGAAGCCATCGTTGCTTCCTACACTCCGGCTGATTACACCATCAAGCTGGCTCAAAATAAATTCGAATACTTTGACGAAGAGGCCATGACTGATCCTATCGCCATTCAGACCGGTATTCAGAAACAGGCAGCTGGCCTGTTCGACAAGATGAATGCCGATATCTATGGTGAGTGGGCAAAGGCAACCCGTTCCGCCTATGCTCTGGATACCGATCCGTTCGCGGCTTTCGTTGACGGTCAGGCTCTCATCAATACCGAATCCCTTGAGCCGGGTCAGGGTACTTTCGCGATCATCCATCCGAAGGACCTTGCGAACTTCCGCAAGAAGCTGGGCGATAACCTGAAGTATGTCGAAAGCTTTGCCCGCGAGGGTTATGTCGGTCACGTTGCCGGTACCCCCGTTTATGTCAAGCAGAACGCGACAGAGGGCGCTGTCTATCTGGCAACTCCGCTGGCGGTCAAACTGTTCGTCAAGACCGGCACCGAGGTCGAAGTCGTTGACAAGGGCAATCGTTCCGAGACAGCCGCGAACGTTCGTCTGAATACTCAGTTTGCTCGCAAGTACTATGTTGCGGCTCTGGTCGATGATACTCAGATCGTGGTCCTGAGAAAAGGCGCTGCGCCTACTCCGTAATCAATTTAAAAGAAGGGAGAGTCAGTTATGACCGATGCCGAAAAACTGGAGATGCTGCGTAAGCTTGCGGATGAGAATGCTGACACGGAAGTGCTGACTCTCCTTATCAAACTTGCCGGTGACAAGATCAAGGAAAAGCTTTATCCGCTGAACACACAGAGAGATTCGTACACGGTCCCAAGCCTGTACGATTCCCTCCAGGTGCAGATCGCGTTGTATCTGTACCAGCGCGGTGGCACATATGGTCTGATGTCCCATACAGAACAGGGTGTTACCGATACCTTTGCTAGTGCGGATATTCCGCATGAGTTCTGGACAGGAGTCGTTCCATACGCGTCAGTTCCATCCAAGATCATCAATCCTGAAAAAGGGACGGTGTAAGCCATGCTGATGGAACAGTATAAGCAGACGATCTGGTACTGCATTCCGCAGGGCACAGAGAGAGACAGTACCACCAGGGCGAAGAAAGTCGTGTATTCCGCGCCGAAGTCCTTCAGGATCCATGTCGGGTGGGCCAGGGGAACCGCCGACACAGACCCGTTCGGGATCTCGGTCGATTACGACAAGCCTATGGTGACGAACTGGCTCGAATGCCCAATCAAGGAAGAGACAGTCCTGTTCGTGGATAAAGAGCCTGAGTTCAGTTCTGACGGTCAGCCGTTGTACGACTACATCGTCAAGAGAGTGGCTAAGTCGAAGAATTATATCACTTATGCCATTAAGAAGGTGAGCGTCAGTTGAGAGTAGAGGCCATTGGAATTGAGAAAGTAATAAAGCACCTGGAAGTAAAAAAGAGACGGATGGAATACGATCTCAAAAGGGTGATGGAATTGCTTGCTCAATCCGGCATAGAGGTAGCCAGAGCGGAGTACGCTCAAGCGCAGTATGACGGATACGGCTCAGTTCAAGTCGGCGATGTCATATGGGGCGAAGGCGGCAAAGAATGCTATGTGGTGGCTTCCGGCGAGAAAGTCCTGTTCATTGAGTTTGGTACAGGTAAAGCGTATCCCGATCATCCGAGGCAAGATCTTGTCCTTCCTCATGGCGCTTATGGTGCTGGCAGAGGGCAGATAAGCCGATATCCAAAAGGATGGGTATACGTTGGCCCTATGGGTGCAAATCCTACGCCTTACGCGCATCATCCGAGAGTAGTCCACAAAGACGGCTCGTTTGGCGAACCTCAGATGGATAAAGTCAGAACTTTGGGTAACCCACCGGCAATGGCAATGTACGATGCCGGACTAAAGATGAAACAAGATGTGCAGAGAATAGCAAGGGAGGTGTTCGGAACCAGATGATCGATATTGAGCCAGAGGTATTCGATGGAATATCAGAGGTGCTTACCGCGCTTAATCCTAATATGAACATCAACGATGAACTGGTCCTGAACCCGGAAGAGTTCCCTTGTGTGTGCATCTCGGAGATAAACAACTCTGTTTATCGCAACTCTATAGATTCCGGTTCCAACGAGAATCACGTTTCGGTCGATTACGAATTCAATGTTTATTCAAACAAGCAGTTCGGACGAAAAGCCGAGGCGAAACTAATTTTGTCCGTCATCGATCAATGGATGATAAGAAAGGGTTTTGTCCGTATCATGTCAAGACCTGTCGATATGGATGATGGCACAAAGACCCGTCTGATCGCAAGGTATACGGCGGTCACAGACGGCGAATATATCTACAGGAGGTAATAAGCTATGGCTATTAACACCTATAAACAGTTCCTGATGAGCAAGAGTGGCAACGCTTATGCCAAACTTGTTGACATCAAAGAGACCCCGGATGTCGGCGGCACTCCCGAAATGCTGGAGACTACCACCAAGTCGGACCGCCAGCAGACCTTCATTCCGGGCATCATCACCGTTTCCTCTGATGGCCTTCAGTTCCTTGCGAACTACGACAAGGCTGATTATGTCAAGCTGCTCGCCCTGAAGGATGTCGAGACCGATTTTGCGATCTGGTTCGGCGGTACTGAGGCGGCTGACGGCACCGCCACACCTACAGGCGATCAGGGTAAATGGGAGTTCAAGGGCTACCTTACCGTGTATCCCACCGGCTCCGGCGTAAATGAAGTGCAGGAGATGCAGATCTCTATCGCTCCGACTACGCCGATCAACCCGAACATGGAATGATCCATTTAAGAAAGGACGAAAAATATGGATATTACATTCAGCTACAAAGGTAATGATTACAAGCTTGAGTTCGACCGGGATGTAATCACTCAGATGGCCCACAGAGACCTGACGAACGATTTCATCATGAACAATCCCGAAGTCGCGCTGCCGGATCTTTTCTATTATGCATTTCTGAAACATCAGCGGTATGTGAATCGCAAAGATGTTGATGTGATGTTCAAGAAGATCAAGGACAGAGAAAACTTCTTCGTAACACTTTATGAGTTATATCGCGCTCCAATCGAGTCTCTGATGGAAGAGCCGGATGAGGAT